AAGATACAATCAGATCGGTGATAAGGGACATAGAGAATTCTAAATGATTGTGATTTGCAAGTTCTGTCATGTCGATAATGAAGATGGCATGACAATGATATCCCATAAGGTGGAAACGTGGTATGTCTGTAAACGTGACACATGCCACGAGCGATCCGACGCGCATCTCGAATCGCTTTTTGAGGCTTTCGGAAAGGGGAAAGAAAATGAGACCCACTAGACCGAGATCAAAGACGCAAATTGCGGGGCAACAATTAGCCAACTACTCAAGTGGCCGAGCAGCTTTGATGGAATCGACAAGACTAGTCTTGCAAAGCGCAGAAGAACCAGCTCGTGAAGAACCATCCGAGGCGGAAATCGAATTCAAAGAGAAGGTTCTTGGAGATCTCGGGAAGTAAAATGATAAAGCTGTGGGGGAATCGGTATCATGATTACGGTATCTACACTGATACCGATTCCCTGCTGTATGATCCTATCTTTCGATTTCTCAAGCTTTCGATAAGGGTCTTTAAACTTGTCATTCTTATGTCACTACCGATAATCGCAGCAAGATATATCGTGATATGAAATGAAAGCAAGCTCAATGACGTTTCCCGATATGATCGGAATCGATTTCAGTCGAGCTATATCCGTGGCGCCGATGCGTATTATAGAAAACTCATACACAATCCATATACAGTTACCAGATAAGATACTCGCAATGATAACTCTCGGGGCATGTCCCGAACACGTTCAGGAAATCGCAAACGAAATGCTTGTCGCCGCGAAAGCCAATATCAATGATGTTCGATACGCGAAGGCTTCTCGTTATCGTTTTTCGTTGTCGTAAGAAAGGTTGATATGATTCTGACAACTTCTGCGTCTAGTCTGACACGATTCCAAAGCTGCGAGTTGGCGCATTACTACGGTAAGGTAGAAGGTTTATCGCTTGTCGAAAGACCTGCCTATTTGGATAGAGGTACGCTGATTCATTGCCTTTTGGAAAAGCACTACAACTATCTCAAGAATAATCAAGACCATCCCGAATCAGCGATACCGTATCTCGAAATAATCGAGAATGTCTGCGCCTCGGCTGGACTCGCTGCGGTAAATAAGACGCAACTTGCGATATCAAATACTAGTATCATTACTGAATGTGTCGAAGTATATCGGAAGTATGCGATGCATTATGCTGGAGAATCGTATAGGACAATCGCAGTTGAGCAACCTTTCTCATACGTTGCATACGAAGATGATGAGGACAAGGTCTTAGTCGAAGGAAGAATCGATTGGGTTCCTGAAACTCTTACCGGAGAAATTCTCGTAGTAGATCATAAGAGCGTGACAAAGAAAGGATACTACACTTCCCTTTCTAATCAGCTTCGCATCTATGCAATGGTAACAGGCGCCTCGACTGTCACGATAAATGAAGTTGGATTCCAGAAGTCTCCCGAATTTAGACGCGTCAGCGTCTCGTACATGCCGGGGCAGATTGAGGAGTTTCAGGATACGATCCTTCGTAAGTGGGCTATTAAATTGCTGAACAAGGCGAAGAAGGAACAAATTGAAAAGAACTTCATCCCGAATCCTTCTTCGTGTAAGTTCTGTGATTACCGTCCTCTTTGCGAGGCGAGTGCCTCGGCGCGAGACTGGAAAAAGGAACAACTCTACATTAAAACTGCTACGAATTTCGATGTCTTTGGTGATGAATGATGCTTCCTGAATGTATAATTTGCAAGGGACAGATCAACAGTTTTCGAGATGAACTTTCAATCAGAGAGTATAAAATCTCAGGCATGTGTCAAGATTGTCAAGACGAAACTTTCTGCGACTTGCTTGCCGGAAAGAAGATTTGTCATAAGCCTTGTCATGAGGAAGCTATCGAAACTTTCTTGGAGAAGGAATGATCTATCGTGTCGTCTTTTGTCCGCTCATGAAGAAGTATCGTACACTCTTCTATGAGAGAGAAGAGGATCTGATTGACAGGATTACAGGTACATTTAAAGAAGGAGTATTTAAGAGTCTTAGACAGGCGCGAGCTGTCGAGTCTAAGATGAATAAAAGAAAGAGAACTAAGAATGCCGAGCAAGAACCACGTTCATAAATACGAGTTCATCATCCTTGGAAAGGGAAACAACTTCCACGTTTTCCGATGCGCATTTCCTGACTGCTCTCACTACATCCCGAAGCATCTTGCTTTTGGCAAGATGACTGTTTGTTGGGCTTGTTCGAAAGAGTTTGTATTGACCAAGAAGCATCGTCAAAAGCGGCCAACGTGTGGATGCCGAGCGAAGAAAAAGATCCACGTAGAGACTATCCCACAAGCGGATCAGGATGCGATCCTGGCCGCAATCAATGCGATGAAAGGATAAAATGCTAAGAGATGATGAAGTGATCGAATCGATGGAGCGTTACGGAGGCCATTTCATTCAGGCCTTAGCGAATGCTGCAAGAAAAGCGGATCTGGACAATCTCCGTAAGATCAAGGAAGCCTTTCTACAAGAGTGGCAGAAGTATTCAGATCTGGCCGAAGGGAGAAGGGGATGAGATATCGATATCTAATCGTTTGGTGGAAAGAGGCAGATGATTTCCCTGTATGTGAAAGATACGCGACCGAGGAAGATGCCAGGACATTCGCACATGATCGTCAAAGTGAAGGATTCAATATCAGAATCTACGATCTCACGGTGGATACGAATGCCAACGAGGGATAAGCTCTCTAAAGTTACTGAGGATATAATCCTCTTGATAATCACCATGACTATCATCAGTTTCTTCACGATCGTCATCGTGAGGTTTTTCGAAGGATAAACAGGAGATCTCGATGCCTTCAACAAAAGACATAAACCTTTCCGGACGCAACATGTTCCTTTTCGTGGGAGGAAATGGAGCTGGCAAAACCGTGGCGGCTGCCAGCTTTCATAAACTCCTACCGCAAGGCGCAAAGATGTATGTCATGGACTTTGACGGGAGAATGAATCCTGTCAAGTTCATGTATCCCGAGGCGGATATCGAATACGATACTTTCGGCCCGACAAACTTCCCACAGTTTCGCGCGAAGCTTGACGAATTGCAGCGTAACCCGAAATACTCGGTGCTTCTTCTCGATTCTTGCACCTCCCTTTCAATTTCTTGCATCAACTATCAATTGAAAGTGAAAGGTCTAGAAGGTGCGAAAGGAAAGCTAGTCGCCGGTTTGCCAGTGACAACATGGGACGAGATCAATACCGAGACGATTCTCTTTTCCCAAATTCTAGATTTCCTAAAGACATATCCCGGAACCGTAATCGTTACGGCTCACCCCGTAGAAAGGACAGAAATCGGAACAGGTGACAAAGGCAAGAAGTTTAAGTCTCTCGTAGCGTATGGCCCGAAAGTCGCCTCGCTCATCCCGAATTACTTCAACGAGATTTACACGTTCTACACAGAAGTCGATGTTGATCCAGAGAAACCTCCGAAGCGATACGTTATCACGAGCGACGATGGAATCAACCTCGGAAAGACCGCTCTCCCGCTACCGCTTAGATTCGAATGGAGGAATAAGGATTTCTTCACACTTCTGCAAGGGTTCTTGAAAGAGAAAGGGGTGTCGATTGGCTAGGGGATTCGATTGGGATCGTCTTACTGTGGACGAAACGAAACTCGAAATCAAAGAAGGACTCGAACAACTTTCTGACGATGTTGCGTTTCAGATTGTCAAGGAACTCGTCAAAGAGAAAGATTGGAACGTCGATTTGCTAGAAGAGGAGGACTGATTGATGAAGTCCGATCTCTATCCAGATTATAATATCTCTGGCCCAAGCGAGAAGAAGGGTGGAAGATTGTTTGTTGGGTTATATAATCCAATAACCAAGCACAAGACATCAATGTCCTATCCAAGATTGATAATGGAAAATCACCTTGGTAGGAAATTGGTAAATGGAGAAGAAGTTCATCATAAAGATGAAAATTTTCTCAACAATAATCTGGATAATCTAGAGATCGTCGATGAGTTGCAACACAAAAGGGCACACGGTCGAGCTAGAAGCAATGGTCAAATAGCTAAGATGCTACAATTTGAATGTCCAGGATGT